ACATACTCGCCAAGCATAGTGTCAAACACAGGCCCATCATATTTGAAGCCAGACTCCCACAACCACAATAGATCATACGCTGCATTGTGTGCAATGATGATAGTAGTTTTGTCCAGCCAATCCTGTACAAATTCTCTGCCAAAACCTGTAGCTGGTTCCTCACTATGGTCAAAGGTAACAATAGCCTTACTGCCTTGGTCAGATAACATACCCACCATGACTAAGGTATTTTCTGGCTCAAATGGATCAAGGTGCAGCTTACCATTACGCTGTGTTGTTGTGTTCTCTATATCAAGAGTCAGTTTCATTTAGTTTCTCCTTATGACTTTGTAGATATTTAACAGCATTTATAACTGTTGTCAAATCATCTCTGAATCCACCTAGTCCATCATTACAATGCTTACATATATAACCACGAAATGTGTTTGTATCGTGGCAGTGATCTAGCACCCATGTTCCAAGTAGTTTCTGTCCATACTTATTTACCTCATCAATAGTACGCTGACATATAGGACACTTATAGCTGGCCTCCTGTGGATAAGGATTAGTCTTACGTAGGTAAGCAATAACTTGCCTGTGTCCTTTTTGGCAAGAGCGACATGTTCTTTTTATTTCTGCCTCTCCTGTTTTTGTATAAGACATCTGTTGAAAGTTAGTGACAGGCTGTCTGATATCACACTTTATACAAACAAGTCCATCCTCACATACTTTCTCAATAGGATCACTAAAGAAGTCTAGCTGTGTCATACTGTGTACCTTGCTGTCTGATACTCTAATTGACAGTGTACACTACCATGCCAACCTGTCAGCTTATTCTTTACAATGTTGAGGTGACGCTCCATGTCCTCTTCATCTTGTCCTTGCACTGGTGGGTTCTTTGCAATCAGCACCATCAAGTCAGCCTCTGCTGCTTTACCTGTGCGACTACCTTCCATCATTGCCTGATTAAGAATGACTTTACCTTCTGCCTCTGCAGATAACTGTGACATATAGAACACAGCACAGTCATGTTGCTTGGCAATCATACGTGCATGTACTGCATTGGCCTTGAGAGCCTCATCATTACGTGCAAAGCCACCTGTCTTGGCAAACTTATCGCCCATGTCTAGCAGAACTATGTCAGGCTTGTATGCCTTACATATACTCTCCACCCAACCCATATCACGACCTGTGGCATCTTTGATCTTGATACGTTCCTTGACAGGAGCATATAAGTCACGTGCTTTGGATGGGTTTTCTTTTATCTCACGCATGGTCATACCTGTGGCTGCTGTAAGATACCTAGCACCTACACGATGGTATCCTTCCTCATTACATAATATAATGCAGTTAGCACCTTGGTGGGCAAAGCCACCGGGAGATGCAATCAGTGAAGCATGAAACGATGTCTTGCCTGTGTTGGGTCTTGCACCAACCTCAATCAAGTGACCACTATTTACACCTTCTACTTTACGTGTGAGGCTGGGAATGTTGAATGTCCAACGTGCCTCAAGATCATTACGTGCAAGTAATGTCTCAATGTCAATGTCCTCCCACTCCACATTCAGATTGGGAGTAAAGTCATCACCATACTGCTCAAGTATCTGACGCAGTGGCTCAAGACTAGACTTGTCACCTACAACATACTCCACACCAAGATTGGCAATGTCCTCGCCAATAACTTGCTGAAACAATTTAGATAATACTTCCTGTGCTACATCACTGCCCATTGGCTGCTCACGTTTGATAATATTAAACAGTGATGAGAATGCTTGCTTCTGTGCTGTAGTCATAGTTGGATTGTTCGCCATGAACAATGCCTCAATCTCATCTGGCGTAACAGTACGCTCGTATCTATCCATAGCAGCATCAATAGACTGCTTGATCTTTCTTACATCTTTACTGAACAAACGATCTGGGCAACGTGCGCCTCTGTGTTCCTCATAGAACTGCTTATCCATTAAACTTCTAATCAGTGATAATTCCATCTAACTTCTCCATATCTGTCGGGTTGCGATACTTTATATCATCTTCTAACTTTATTATACGAACATCATTCACATGTCCACGTAATTCTTTTGCCATCTGTATTGACTTAGTTAGCGCATCGGGGTCTAACGCTATGATGGCTGTTGAGAACTGTGCGAGATACCTTCTATGCGAATCTTGGAGAGATGTACCAAGAAGTGCTACCCCGACAAAGGAACCGAAACCAACAACGGCTGCACTCACACAGTCCTCAACAACTACTGCGACTTTACCACGTCCTGACACGTATGGCAAGCCACTATTTCCATATCTTTTCCATTTAGGTATTCTTTTTCCAAGTGTTCTACCTGTTGCATCAACAATCTTGTCATCGTGTATGACAGGAAACACAACTCTGTCTTCCTTTACATCATACATCAGACCTAACTCTTCTGCATCCAATCCCCATCTGGCACACCATCTATTCATATAGACACCACCACTACGAGAAACAATGCACTGTGGTAATATAAACTCTTCCTGTGGCTTTTCTTTACCCACATGAAACCTTTTCTGTATATCATCAATCGTCAGAGGTATACGTGTGCCACCACTGACAGTGCAACTTACTTTGTAACAATTCCACACAAGATCACCCATGTTGTTTGTCACAGTGAAAGTCTTGACGCCACCACATTCAGGACAATTCATACGTTTAGTCTCACCATTAGCTACATCAAAGTCACTAGCATGTATCATTTATATGTCCTTTCTATATGTATATATACTATATATTATAGTATAGTTCGTTGCGGCAGTTGAATGCTTATATCATGCATTCTTACGTGCTGTCAAGGCATTATTTGCACTGACATAAGTATTTTTTAGGTAAGGTTTAACCGATTGTGGATTAGCATGTCCTGTAACCGACATGATCTGTCCTATACCTACCTCTGCATCTACCATCTCTGTTACACCTGTGCGGCGTAGATCAGACAGACGTAATTCTTTTGGTAATCCTACCTCATCCATCAACTTACGTGCATAGAGAGGCAGCTTATATTGTGAATAAGGTGCATACACTCCATGTCTAGGCACTGGACGTGGTGCTACATACTCTTGAAAGCCAAAGTCTTGTTCTTGTTGTACTAACATATCATATAAGTCATCGTCAATGGGTAACTCAACAATTGCATTACGCTTAGATTGTAGGATAATTACACGCCTCTTCTCAAAGTCAAGTGCCTTCCACTTTAGTAGTCGCATATCACCCACACGTTGACACCATTCATATGCCATGTGAGCAATCAAACCTATGTTACGGGTGCTAAAATCGCTGTAGGCGGCATCTAATAGCTTGTGTACATCCTCCCTACCCCAAACAACCTTGCGGGGCTGTGTGGTCCTCCTACGTATCGTAGCGAAAGGATTGATAAAACAATGCTCCATTCTTAGTGCGTAGTTATATATTATTCTAGCTGTTGCCAGAGTGTGATTCGCAGTAGCAATACCACGATCACACCACTGGTCATAGGCCAACTTAGATTGCTTGGTAGACAGCTTACTGCAATCAACCTCACCAATTACTACGCCATCAATATCGGTAGCCAATACAGCACTAATGTGGTAGCGATAATGTACTTTAGTTGCATCACGTAACTCCTTGAAATCGTGGGATAAGTAGTACTCATCTGCTATCTGATTTAGTTTCATGTTTTAATCCTTTTGCTGATGAATTTTCCATTTTCTTTTGGAAGTATGCTTTTCTCTTAGCTTCTCTTTCTTCTGCCCATACTTTGTTTTGTTCTATTTGTTCATCTGCAAATTTATTGAAAAACCTGTTTATAAAATCTTCAATACCTTTGCTTTGATAGTGCTTATCAATTCTTCTTTTCTTGACAGCCCATCTACCTGTTGTCCAATAATATACATACCTAACATTTGCTTTATTATACATTATGAACATTGTAGCACCTTCCATATACTCATATGGAATATTATTTTTATCAAGGATAGAAGTTACGAATGATAATGTTTCCTCTGTATCTCTTCTAAGGATAACTTCTCCTTTGCTATTAGTTCTAGCATATTTATATTCGCTCATTTCTTTTTCCTCTTTGTTTGTTTCTTGCTTGGTTGCCATAAAGTTAGCACACCACGTGCAGGTATAAATACTGTGATAGGAGAAGATGAGGATGTAAACCTCACCTTCTTTGTGTTTGATGTATTTACGTTCTTCACGCTGCCACCTTAACATCCAGTGACTTGAAAGCAGGTGTACCAATCCAGTTGGCTACCTCTACCTCACGCTTGAACATGGACACTGCTTGTGTGTCATTGCCTGTGTTACGTAGGTTAAAACCATTACGCTCATCTGCATATGTAGCGTAGTTAGTAAATGCAGAATAGAGAGCAAACATATTACGTCCACGCCTATTAACCTCTTGATTATACAGGATATTCATCTTCTCTGCTTTACGCTCTGACTTCATAATAGTATCAAGTAGAGCCTTAACATCTACATGAGCAATGCTAGTATTAGCCCACCTTTGTAGCTGTTGTGCTGTTGCATTGAAGTCCTGTTGTGACTTCTCCAACTCAACAATGAACCTGTCAAGGCTAAAGTTGCTGGTGTTCTTACGCAACACCTTGTTGTGATCCCCAATGATCTGACCATTGGTGCAGAAGAAATCAATAGCACCAAAGATAGCAATGTTGGAGCAAGTACCATTGACACCATGCAATGCAATCACACGCTTCATCAAAGATGTTTCGTGTACATCATTAGCAATAGTAGTTTTCATATTAGGAAGCATGATATCCAGCATAGCCCAACCATCTTTATAGGCAGACTTCCAACGTGCCTCCGCACCTTCTAACTGGTGTGGCTTGAGTGTATCTGACGTTGATGATATAACATCACGAAAGAAATCACCATGTGTTACACACTTGAAGTCTTTACCAACTATACCAATGTATTCGTTAGTGTCAGCATTGATGACATACTTCTTGTCATCCATCTTGGTAGGCTCAAATTGCACCTCAAAGTCTAGGTGTTCTGGGATATATTCTAGCATTGTATTCTCCTTTCGTTAATAGAACTCATGTTATATCATTAGATGTTGGCAATGTCAAGCATCATCCTCATCTAATATCCAATCCGCATAGTGTGTGCGATGTCCATCTTCATCTTGTGGAGGTACAAACTTGAAGATGCGGTGTAAATTACACTGCACACGTTCCAAATTGCGTATGTCAGACATCCACAAATCTTGACATTCATGTATTGTCATAAGTGCATCTTTCAAGTCATTGTGTGCCTTGAGTAATTCAAGGCGTTGCTCACTTGTTACTTCCATTGTCTAATTCCTCTACCAATTTAGTTGCGTTGTCATATAGCACATTACGTGCCGTGATTAGATGCCCACAGTCTTGCGGCTCTATGATGCTATCAAGATAAGCAATCTCATCCATCAAAGACATAACGTGTTTAGCTTTACTGCGTCTTTCTTTTAGTGTGTTCATTTGTCATACTCCTCTAACTCATGTGCCTCTATACATTCAGCAGTGCCAATGTGTCCACCTGTCAGGTTTGTCCACTCCGAATAGGCATTTGCCTCTGCCTCTGCCAGTGACCCACCTGATACAATTACCCTGCGTTCCACAGTGCCCATTACGAGCATTGAATACGTTTTCTCACTCATCTTTCATCTCCTGTATTACTACATCTTCTGCGGTTGAAATTGCACCAGCTATACGATGCCAGCTATCAACAGATTCGTAACTGCTGTTCATACAAATGTAGTATAACTTTGTTAGTTCTTCTAAAACATCTGCCTTTGTCAGTTCCTCGTTATCAGTCATTTCACGTAAACCTCCCAATCAATCCGATTATAAAGTGATACAAAAACCAGCCTATGCTGGCCCATATACACGCAAACAGTAACATCTCAATGCCATCATGCGTGAGGTAGTAGTGCTTGGCACTATTCCACAGCTTATTCATGCTCACCCCCATCACGCAACTCCTCCACAAACTCTAGTGCCTGTTCTAGTTCATCCATATTTCCATTGATTGCTTCTTGTATGGCAAAGCTAACCCAATCCAGCTTTCTGTACCTTTCTTGTTCATTCATGCTCACCTCCATTACCTCTACCTAAACCACCGAAATACTGTGGCCTACGCTTGGCTGTTTCAAACACGCCAGCAGTGATAAACACGCCAGCAATCAGCAGGGCATGGGCTATGGCACTGATGCCAAAAACCACAATGCTACCCATCCACATACTGAAGATTATACACCACATCCACGCCAGCATCTGCATTATCAGATGCCGTGTGTTTGTGTCGGGTATGTGGCGCAGTGGGTTGTACCTGCTATCCATGATTAGTTTGTATGCGTTAGTCATTACATGGCTCCATGCTAAAGTAAATATACTTTTCATCTACACCTATATGCGGAACGCTGGGCCTTATGTCCTGCTTGCCTACATAAGTAAAGGTGCAATTCATCTGTCGTTTTGCCTCGACATCCTGAAAAAATTCAGCGTTGTCGTTTGCGAATAAAGCGATTGTGACGGCGAGTAAAATATGTGTCAAGTTCTTTCTCCTCTATGTGTGTGTTTAGGTTATCGAATATTTGTGTTTTCATGTTGTATGTTGTGCAACGATCCTGATTGCGTTTCTGCTGCCATTCGGGTGCTTTACTGCTCACCCTTTTGATCCGCATCTTTTTCAAATTTGAACGCATGTTGTTTGTCCTCTCTACGTTTGTCTTTGGTTCCCCTTCCCTTGTGGGATGGCTCGACACTGGCAACACGCCGCCTGTTAGCGTGTGCTACCGGATTGTGTATAGTCTTTCGTATTCTCATTGTCAAGAACTTTCTTTGCTTGCAAGCGCAACAATCTCACAATTCAAATCTTTTACAATATGATACATTTCTTTTGCAATTTCAATGTCAGTTGAATGGCGCAAATGTCCATCAACACAGACATCAAACTTGTCAACTGCATCCTGCATTTTGTACATTGCCTCTTGAATGTTTCTTATTTCATGTAAATTTTTACGCATCTTTTCAACTCCTAAAATTCGTCTGTATGTTTTATGTTAATGGTGAACCCACCAACTACCTTGAGCGTTTTGACCTGCGTTGCATTGAGACACTTCTGGTTCATCAGACTGTTTACAATGCACCTGCTTGTCCTGTTGTCTGGATAGTATCTGGACACACCATAAACTTCTTTAACTGTAAAATCTAAATTCATACTACGCCCCTCTATAAAATGTGAAGTTCATTAAACGAAATGATTTGACCATACTGATCCACCATGTGTGATGTTATTCTAGCTGTAAAACCGTTGTCACGATACCAGTCTATAGTGTCAGTGGCAGACTTGAGCGATGTTCCCTCATACGCATTAGTCCATGCTGTTGGGCCAAGGTACTCGACTACAAAAATCTCAGCGGATAAACCATTGCCTACAATCATATCCTGCTCCACTTCATCTCAATCAGTTTAATGGTGGCGTAACGTGCCTCGTCTTTGGTTAAATGTTCGCGCAGTACGCGATAAACTCTCTGTGCTTTTGTCATATCATTCACCTGTATTGCTGTTGATGATGTTAATATGGGGTGCAATGCCCACTATGTCAAGTGGACACTGCTATTTTATTTCAGACTAGGCAAGTTTTTTTGCAAAGCGGCCACGATCACGTACACCCTCATTTGCAATCTGCCAAGCGAAAAAACCATTGTTGTTAAAGATGCGGCCTGTTTTGATTGACTGCCCACGCAGTGCAGAAACATTAACACCCTTGACGATAAGCACTTCTGTAGTGCGGTTTGATTTTTTAGCCATGATAATTCTCCTTTGGTTTGTTGAGGTTATGGGCGAACATTACACCCCATATTAACATCTGTCAAGCATTAATTTGTGGGCCATCCCTGTGGCATACCCATCACTGGCAATGGACAGCCCACAAAACTTTTACGTATTCACAATGTCAAACAGCGCGTAGTCAGTAGGCGTAGGCGGTGTAGGTTTTTTCTGGGTTTAACCAGCCCGACAACCTGCTATCGGGTATGTGGTTATTTCTTGTGAGGGCTAACCATACCCACCAGCGTCTTTATTTTATAGTCGTCTGCTGGCTTAACCACGTTAATCGTTCGACTTAGGCGCGACCATCTGACGTTGCCGGAGCGGTTACAGTCTGGTCTGGTATCGGGGTTGTCTCGCTTGCTAGGCAGTGGCGGCTCGTCACCCGATAATTAGAAGATAATAATTCAATTAATAAATGTCAATAGGCGGTGGGCATTTTTTTGTGATACCCAGCACATTTATTTTTATGCTGCTACGTTGTCTCTCCCTTCTGCCTTTAATCTGATTGATAGTAATTCGCCGTGTAGGTCTGAAAATTTATTTGCCATTTTTAGATCAGCGGTTGCGTCATGGTTCGGGTGTTCTTTCTGCCACGCCTCGCTACCCAACCTTAGTAGCACAGCCAAATTTAGCAGATCATTTTCGTTTAGTGTTGCGGTTACTGATGTTTCATTTTTGTGAATATTCATTGTCTTACACTCCCATATTGTCGCGTTGTAGGCTGCGCTGATGCCGCGCCATAAATGATATCAATTCCATGCCGTAAGTGCGCCCATCCATCTGCACTTTTACCGTGTCGATACCATCACCCCGAACTAAATACGCTTTTGTAGTGTGTGTGCGCGGCACGTAGTTTTCTAATGCTTCTAGGATTAACTCGACATCAGCACGTGATAGCAAAACGTCTACCAGTTTTTCATTACGATCTTTGACCATTTTCAATCATCCTTTTTTGTTGGCCTACAATAGATATAGGTATTAGTTTTCTGTATTCAATAGGTGGCGCAAATTATTTTTTATTTAATTTGTACCATGCTTTCGCGCCACCCTTCACCCTTTCGGGATATTTGATTGCATAGCCTGTTCCGGCTTCTAGATCACCCTTGGTGATTAGATGTTTGTGCATATGCTCGACACTATCCCATTGCCTCAATAGTCGCTTGGCTAGTTGATCAAATTGATCGTCACTATAAACTTGCTTATCTAATTCATAGTAAAGATAGCAGGACATAAGATAGTGCGGCACTAATTGGTTGTCGTTTAATGTGTCGATCATGTTACACAATCCCATGTAAATCGCGCCATACACCCCAAGTGATGGCCTGTAATTGATACGGCATAATGGCCACTTGATCCGCAGCGTCATAGTAGGCGGCTTGCAATGCGCGGTATTCACGTACCCCAATATTTGTCCGGTCATCGGTCAATCCAACCCGCTCATTGTAAGCAATGTTTCGCGCATGGCCGTCTATGGTCACGTTAAACTCGCCCATGATATCCATAAAAAATGACGTGATTTTCTGGCCATTAAGCATAGTTTTTGCAGTGTCATAGTCCGGTGTATCAGCAAGAATGGACCATGCTTTCTGCTTCATTTTGTGATAGGTGGACACTTTAACAGTGTCGATACCATCACCCCGAATAAACGCGCCTATCAATTGATCAGCATTAATAACATTACGCGCCCACTTGTTATTAGGCGATAGCGCGGCAATAACAGCGACAACAATATAGACTGGTACGTCATGTTTAATGGCTATCGCTTGCGCTTGGTCTTGCGCGTCCTGATACCATGCCAAGCCTGTATCTATTTGTGTTTGTGTCGCTGTTTCATAACGTGAAACAATGTTTGCCACCATGTCATCATGGGATATTTGTGTATATGTTTTTGTCATATCGTCACCTATTTGTTTGAGTGTTGTTAGTTGCTATTTGGTTGAAACAATCCAATTGTTTTGAAAATGATCAATCCAATCATTTAAAAACTCAGGTAACATAATCAAACCACCATTTTTATTGAAATTAGAATTTTCATAATTCTCAATCAAATTAAGACTTGCGGCCTCATTTTGAGCCATAAGCAAAAAGACGGAACCATGCGCGACAATTTTATAATCTGAAATTTTTGTCATATCATCACCTATTTGTTTAACTGCGATAGAGTACAGATAGGAATGGTTAATCCGTATTCAATAGGGTGATGATATTTTTTTATGATTTTTTTTTTGTATTATATAAGTGGGGGGGGGGATATTATGCACGGCTTTGACAACGGGGTATGATCTGGCTGTATCGCGTTATTTTGTGCGGTGGTATGCCGTCAAATGATCATCAAACAGTTGACGCATAAAAAATGCTGCAATTCACCCCAATAAAAACAATAACTTAGCAGCAATATTGTCGCATAATGTTTTTTTGCCGCCAGAAATCAGAGGCAATCGCGTTTTTTGCGCGGCCATGCAGGGGCCACCCCCACGTAGGGTGTATATATGCATGGAGAAACACACAGATCAGGAAAATTAAGTGTTAACCACAAGAACAACTGTACTACACATATGCTCAAGTATTGTGCATGTGCCTAATTATTGTGCAACATTAAGGTATTTTTAGGGCAATCCTACTTTATCTATTGACACCCCCGGCTGATTCTGGTATAATTATGTATAACTAGGAACCATATAAGTGTTACACTTAACTGTTAGTAGTTAAAACTATAAAATCACTTATCTACAACACTTAAATGGTATAAAGTTTTTTGTTAATACACTTAACTGTAAAAATAAAAAGAAAGTTCTTGACAATGGCGAAGAAATCTGTAAAACTATACACAGACAATGTACTTGATGCATTCTATAATGCCATCCGTACTAACAGTTTAGACAAACTCCACATACCTCATAGCGATGTATTCTACGTGCGTACTGCCGTGGAAGCACACTATGGGCGTTCCTTTACTCTGAAACATGTAGAAGATGCAATGAGGGCTGAAGGGTGGTCAGAGGACAAATAAATGTTTACAGCAATGGTATTGGCATGTGCTATGGGAACTTTTTCTCCAGATACATGTGTACAAGCTAATGACTTAGAAGGTCCATACGGCACACGTGAAGAATGTAAGGCTCGCATTGAAGAGATGATTGCGGGTATTGCTGCCACTATTCCTGCGCCTATGAACTTTCACTACAAGTGTGAGCAACAAAAACCAGAAGGTATAAAACTATGAGTGTAAAGTATCGTGGTATCACCTTTCCCGGTTACAATAAACCTATAGCCTCTAACCGTGAGGGTAAAAAGAAAATGGTGCTTGCCAAGGACGGTGACAAGGTTCGTCTAATTCATTTTGGTGCTACTGGCTATGGACACAACTATAGCGCAGCAGCCCGTAAGTCTTTTCGTGCCAGACACAAGTGTGACACGGCTAAAGACAAGTTGACAGCCCGGTACTGGGCGTGTCGTACATTGTGGGGAG